CCAGGCCTAGTGTGCTGCGCTGCGCTGCAGCATCCACGCCAGCGATCAGGGCGCGGCCAGCAGCAGTCAGCGGCACTTCCTCAACCGGCCCCGCACCGGCAGAGCTGCGGCCCAGCAGTCGATCGGTGGCAGAGACGTTCTGAATGCGGTCGTAGGTCACCGCACCGGCGCCCAACTTGGCCGTGATGACAGCACCCGTGTTGATCTTGTCGGCCAGCACCGCCCCATCAGCCAGCTTGCCGCTGGTCACGTTCAGATCCGCCAACGCGGCGGTATTCACCGATCCGGCGGCATAGGCGGCCGAACCGAGCGGCGACACCTTCGCGGTAGTCACAGCACCGTCAGCCAGCTTGCCGGCGGTCACCTGCAGATCACCGATGCCGGCGGTGGGCATCACCACCTGCTGGAACGCTGCCCCGTCCCACACCTGCAGATTGCCGGTGCCGCTGTGCAGCCACCCACGGCCGCGATGGTTCCCCGTGCTGGGGGCTGTGACCGCAACGGCTGTTGCCGCATCAGCGGCCATCTTGGCGGCGGTGAGCACGCCATCGCTGATCGCCGCAGCACCCAGCTTGGTGGCGCTGGTCTGATCCAGCTTGGCTAGGTCGATCTCTCCGGCGTCCACCAGGTCGATGCCTGCGGCAACCAAATCCTTCAGCGTGATTTTCTTCGTCTCGCTGGCGGAGATGTCGGCGATGGGCACCACATCATTAGCCGCCGCACCCGCCTTTGACAGGGCCGTGAGCTGGGTTATCCGCTGATCAGCCAAGGGTGCGCCTCACCGCGACCGTCCACAGGCTCAGGCTACGGACGGACTCAGTCGTCCACCTCCTGCAGCAGGTAGTCCAGCGACTGCTCCAGCTCGATGCGGTCGTCATCCTCCTTCAGGATATAGTTAGCTGGCTTGCCATACACCAGCTGGATTTCATCGGTGGTGACAAAATCAATGGCGCAGCGCACGATGTCGCCAGCTCGCACCTGCACACCGGAGCGATTCACTACGGCGGTTAGGTTGTAGAAGACCGTATCAACCGTGGGATCAATGTCCTTGTCGGTCAGATACAGGGCTAGATCAAACTCGCTGCCAATCTCCACCCGCTGGATCAGCTGCAGCAGCAGCAGAGACGGCTCAGTAAGCCCGATCGTGAGATAGTTGAACTCACACTCGATCCGCCCAGCGCCGCTGATCAGGCCGGCGGATAGCTGCTGGCGAAACCGATCATTGAGGCTCGTGGCGTCAATTGTCTGCCGGTCGGTGTTGAACTCGTAGCCCTCCACCGATCCCAATAGGTTGAACTGCACATCACGCACGCGCACGCTGATCTGCAGCGGGTCGCCGGTGAATGCTGCCAGCGGAATCTCATTGGCGCGGACGTTGTTGACCGCATCGGTGAAGGTCGGGAAGAACCGCAGGCCACCTACAGCATTAACATGCACGTATGCGGTAAAACTTTTTCCTGCTATCACACTCGGCTGGCTGATAACCTGAGTGTCAAGCGCAACAATTGGAAGCCCATTCAATGTAACAATCTGCGCTCCATTTAACGCAGTAAGGCCAGCGACTGGTACTTCCGTTGACTCACCCCATACTGAAGCTGCAAAACACACTAGCCCCCGCTCATCAGTTGTAGTAATATCAACACGATCGCCAATCAATATATTGTTAATCGCCCCATCAAACGACAGCCGATTGAGCGACGTGTTCACATCGTCGGGAATGATCTGATCAGACACCCGGCCGATGAATGCCTTGGTGCCACGCCTCAGCTTGACGTTGCCCTTCGTGCCGAGGTAGTGCGTCATCAGTTGGCCTGGTTGATGGCCTCGTCAAAGTCTCCGTCCATCGTGAATTGAATCGGCACCACCACCAGCTCACCCACCGCCGAGCCGATCACAGCGCTGGTGATGTAGGCGTACATCTTGATGTCGTCAATTCCGCCGGTGTCTACGTCAAGCTCCAGGAATACCCGGTCCTGTTCGGTGATGGCGCCCCGCTTGTGGATCTTGGCCAGCAGTGCGGTAAACTGCGTTTTCTGCGCCGACTCGCCCGGCTCCAGCCGGTAGTACATCAGGGTGGCGTTGCCGGTTGCGCCCTTTAGCGATGGGATGAACGACCGCGCATCGGCGCCTAGGTCAGCGGTGGGCAGCAGATCAACGCTGGTTTCCACAGACCAGTTCTGCACCTTCGCAACGGGCTTGCCGTTGAAGATCAGCCCCCCGGTTCGGCCTGTGTAGTAACCCATCAGCTGACGCCTCCCTGCGCACTCAGGCTATTCACCGCACCACAAACAGCGCGTCACTGAAATTAGCCACCCGGCTCAGCAGGTTGCCGTCCACCGTCTCGCAGGGGTGTTCCAGCGCCTTAACCGTCACCTCCCCTTCCTCGCTCATCGTCACCTCTGTTGCCCGAAACACCCGCCTGCGATCAGTGACGGCGCCCAGCACGAACATTGCGCCCACGTCATCGCGCAGAGCATTGGCCTTGCCGTCCGCCACCGTCACGCTGGCTAGCGAGCGGACGTTGCCGCCGCTGCGATACACCAGCGCCGCATAGGTGCCATCGTGCAGCCGATCGCTCAGCGGGGCATTGAGCACGCCGCCAGGCATCACCACGCCGGCTGTCATCCGGGCCCAGGTATTGAGGCCCACGTCCACGTAGATGTAGGCGCCAGGGCTTACCGGTGTGTCGGTGGGGAAGGTCTGGAACTCAATGCCGCGCCGCACCCATCGCCGCTGATTGCACAGCAGCTTGCCGTAGAGGACCGCCTGCTTGCGCTGGGTAACGAACTGCGATAGGTCGAACGTCTGGCGGATCGCTGCATCCTCAACGGCATCCACCAACCGCACATCAACGCTGGCGTTGCGCGGGAACACGTCATCTTCCTCTGTTTCCCGGTAGATCACCGTGGCGATCAGATCCTGAACGCTGGCGCCGTAGTCGAGGAACTCTTCGCGGTAAGTGCCCTCCAGGATGTTGCCAGTGGTGAACAGCGCCGAGATGTTCACCCGGCGATTGGCACGGCCGCTGCTGTTCACCGGCACTGCCGGCACTAACGTTTCCTTTCCGCCGATCTTGCCGAACTCCAGCAGCGAGTAGGGCGCCACCTCGGCCCAGAACTGCCGCCAGGATCCAACCTCAGCGATCAGCGGATCCATGAACAGTTGGCACCCGAGGCCGCTGCTCTGGCAGAACCGCTTGCTTAGGGCCAGGCTCTGCCAGTCCACGCCGGATGGCTTGGCATACCGGCCGATGCCGTTTTCTTTGTCCAGCACCGTGTCAGCGAAGATGTCCGGCGCCCAGCTGGTGCTGCTAGCGCTCTTGCTGTAGGTGCCGTCATCATTCACCACCCAGGAATCCTTGCCCTCGGTGACGAACGCCGAGATGCTGCGCAGATCCTGCACGCCGCGGCCGGAGAATACCCCGAATGCCATGGTGCTCATCCGGCTGTATTTGCCCTCGGTCGATCCCAGCTGCTGCTCTGTAACGGCCGTGATCTGGAACTCTGGGCCCGCCTCGAAACTGAACTGAATATCGGTGTCGCTGCGGACGCTGAACAGATCCCACTCGTTGGTGAGCACCGGCCCGCGATCTTTCAGCGCTGAGCTGATGTCTTTCAGGTTGCCCACCCATCGAAACTGATTGCCGCCGTGCGCGAAGCTCTCGCCCTTGCCGCTGTTCTCGATCAAGGCCACTTGCTGCTGGCCGTTCTGTGCACGCTCTGCCGCCAGGTCGCTGATCGGCTGAAACTCAAACTCCCACTTTTGGCCGCTGCTACCGGCGCGGAAGTCCAGGCTGATGAAATGGTCGAGGTCGGCGGATCTGCGGCAGGCGATAATCAGCGGCAGCAGATCCTGAGTAGACCTATTGAGCGGCCGATACAGCACCCGAAAGAACGCCATTCGGGGCTTAATGCCGTTGTCGCTGGCCTTATAGCCCTCGGGCTCGCTGTCGCCGTATTTTTTCTGCCTTCCCTGGATGCGGCGGAACAGCTTGACCCGCATTGAGAACGACACTATCTCGCAGGCTGTCACCGTCTGATACGCGGCGCTGTCGGCCTTGCACAGTGCCTTGGTGTAGAAGTCATCATCCTTTGCGCCGTTTTCCGGCGCTTTGCTGTCGCCGTAGGGCGTTGACGGGGTGCGGCCGGCAGCGATACAGCGGAACGTGGCCCGCACCTCGTTGTCGTCAAGGTTGGTGTTGTCGGTGATGCTGAGCAGAGCGAATCGGGCAGTGCCCAGCTGGTAGGTGCTGCCGCGGTCCAGGCTGCTCACCAGCTGGTAGCGCTGCTCTTGGGCGGCCTCTTCGGCGATGTTGGTTTTTTTGTCCTGGGTCTTAGCGAACACCAGCGTGATCTGTGTGCCGACCGTGTAGCGACCACTGCCGCCAGCGCCCCATCCGTTGGTGGTCAGGGTGATGCCGTTGTTGGCGGTCACAATGTCGCCCTTGCTGTTGCGCTCCTGTAGCTGGACGTTGATCGGGATCGGATTGAATGTCCCGCAGCTGGTCAAGCTGCTGGGGCTGAATGCCTGGCTGTAGCCGCTGCGGCGAG